GATTTGGTATTGGATTTCAGATTAGCAAATACAACTTTGACCTGACCCTAGGGTTTTGGTATCTAGGCTTCGAGTTTTAATGCCAACATATGAGTATCGCTGCCGTAAGTGTCATTCACTTATAGTCTTAAGTCGTAAGGCAGAGGAACGGGATGAGGAAGTTAGTTGCCCTTGTGGGCAGGTATCAAGTAGGATATATTCAACACCAGCAGTTCAGTTCAAAGGAACTGGATTTTATTCAACAGGAGGATAGATGATGTGTGAAATATGTGAGGGCGGTGGTTGTTCAGTGTGCTTTAAGACAGAGAGCAACGAACCACAGTTTGCAAGTGGTAAAGAGATTGAAGAGTTCTTTGATAATTATTCAGAGGGAATGTATGTAGACCCAGCAGAGGCTAGTCTTCCTGAGGAGCAGGTTGCTCATCCTCATCACGAAATGGTTTGAATCCACCAATCTTGTTAATCAGTTTCTTAATTGCCCGCTTGTGACGCATACGTGCGGTGTCTTCAGAGGCTAAACTTAATTGAGTTGCAATATCTCCGAAGTCCATTGACTCTACATAGCGCAAGAACAATAACTTCCTATCGTCTTGGTGTAATTTCCAAAAGCCAAGGTCAACTTCAATCATCATAGCCATAAGGTTTCCACCTTCACTTGGTGCAGAAGGGCGAGCAGGGCCACCGAGATTTAGTTTGTGTGTCACACCGAACTCACCTCTTAAGACAGGAGGGAGCAATGCCTCAACCATATCTGATTCATAGAAGAACAAGTCACTGGTCTCATAACCGCCAGACTTAGCCTTCCAATGTTGGCAATAATCTAATGCCTGATTACGCAGACTACGATAGATAAGATTCTTTGCATCCTTATCTCCAATTGCTTCCCAAGTATCTAACTTATTGGGGTGCTCAAGAAACCATTGATAGAGAATCTGTCTTAAGTCTTGAGGTTCAATGTCTTGAAACTTGCGTGAGTATTCAGAGGCAACAGCATCTACAATATATTTCCAAGGTTCGATACGTTCCCAGCCGATACTCATTTAATTTTATACCCCGCAGTCGTAGGTAGGAAGGTAACTTCCTTCATCATCTTGGATTTATTAGCAAACTCAGTAGTAACTGGTAGCCATTTCTCTTCCCACACCAAGTTCTCCACATCTGATAAAAGAAAAGACCAAACTCCATCAGGGGTAGAGTTAATATACCACGCCTTAAGACCTAACTCATTAGCCTGACCGACCAAGAAGTCATACTTTTTCTTTTCCAAAAGCAAGGTATCATAGTGAGTATTGCGGGACTTGAGTTCTATGAACATACCGAACTTGTGTGTCACACAATCAAAGCCATCGTATTCATTTTCTGAGTGCTCTAAGTCTGGCATTTGTGACTTAAGCCAGAGGAACAACTCTTGTTCTTTCACTCTTCCCACTGTCCCCTTAGAACAAGGAGCCCGATGATTGCATAGTTAGCCATATCTTTGAAGGAATCCTCCAGAGATTCGTGGTCAGGAGTGGCACCGCTTTCTACAAGGTTATTAATCCTGGCAAGTTTGTCGTGCATTCGTACCCTTAATCCATTAAGTGCCCCACCAGGGGCAAGAGAGATGTTCTTGGGGCCATAGTCTCTATGCTTGCTGAGCAGAAGAGCAGAGAGTTCCTTGGTTGTGTTAGAAAGATAACTTTCTAGGTGGACCTCTCGTTTAATAGTGGAATGCTGAGAGTTACTATGAGGTCTTCCCCCATCTTCTCCGTCCGTACTATTTTCAAGCCAAGTCCTGTGAGGTATTGGATAATCTGCCATATCTCTTCACTCTCCATCTTCTTCATCGGCTATGTCCTTCTTTAATAGGGCTTCTAAATCTTCATCAAAATGTTGTAACGCTGACTTGACAATCATATCCTCAACTAGTTCATCTACTAGGTCATAACCATTCTCACTAGCAAAGAGAGTGACGTACGTAGACTGCGTAATTAATTTAATCTGTTCAGGTTCATCTGCATTGTTATACATAAACCTTAACAAAGAGCCAAGCAATAACTTAAACCCATTGGGTAAAAGATAATACGGGTCGAACTCTTCGTCCTCATATAGAGTGTGGTCTATCAATTGAAAAGAATCATCAAAGGTTTCATTACACTCATTACAATAATTGTGTGGTGGTTCATCATCGAAGGTCACTTAAACCCAGCCTTTTCTTTTATATATTCTGCTCCGTATTTGACGAAGGCTGAGTTGACATCTTCTCCATCTGGCAATTGCACAATAGTAACGGGGAGTTCCCTAGCCAGTGAGCGTGCGAACTCAGTGCCTGCTTGGTCGCCATCTGCGAAGACGAAGACCCTTTGGAAATCAGATAGAAGTCTCGTATAATGTTTCTTCCAAGAATTAGAACCAGGCACACCGACACAGAAGAAACCCACACAGGAAGAAACAGTAATAGTATCCAGTTCACCTTCGCACACTCCTATAAAATCACCCGCACGTTCGACATCTAGTACGTTATACATCTTAGTTTCAGCCCCAGTCATACCCATATACTTTGGTTCAACCGCAGGGTTTAAACTTCTAAATCTTAAGTCAACTACACCAGTCTTAGTGATGTAAGGTATAGACAACCGCCCACTAAAAGATTCGTGCCCTATCTCAGGCTCCGCGACTACGCCTAATTGAGCCAGACGTGCTATCTCCATTGAGATACCTCTGCTTTTTAGGTAATCTTCCGCCTGATAAATGTTTGCCGCGTACCGCTTGGCTGCTGCACCCAGTAATTCCCTCTGCAAAAGTGACTGCTTCACGTACGCTCATCCCTTCTTGTTGCGAAATAATTTGAAGACTGTTACCTTGCACTCCGCAGGCGAAACAGATGAATATGTTATCGTTGAGATTAGCACTTCCAGATTGGTGTGTGTCGGAATGGAAAGGGCACTTGAGATTAACTTGCCCGTTGCTTTGTCGTACGTTTGCTCCGTAGTGGATAAGAACTTCTCTGATACTTGGTAAGTCATTGTCAATGTTTATCACCATATCCCGCTTCTCTTAATAGATGTACCGCATCTTCTAACCTTAGTAAACAGACCCAATCAGGGATTGACTTCTCACCTTGACCATTAAGTCTTAAGACAACAACACCAAGTGCTTTCTTTTTTCTATCTTTTAATTGTTTAATTGCTGCTGCTGGATTAAATCCAGTGCGTGCCTTGACTTCAAAATCTATACCAATACAACCAGTAATATCGCTACCGCTACGACCAGCACCAGTAGATTCAGCAAATGGAAATCCGTTATCAACTAAGTAGTTAGCCAAGACTTTCTGACTTCGGTAACCACGATGTTTCCTTGACTGACTCATTGTTCCACTCCGATGTTCGGCAATCTGCACATAGAATTATCTTAAAGTTCATACCCAATTTTACGTAGGCAAACTCATTACAGCCAGGTCGTTGGCACCTTCTTCGAGTGACACCATTGTGAAGCAACCCCATTACAAAACACTCTTGTCCCTGTGTAGTGCCTTGACTGCTAGGTTTAATCCAGCATTAACACCATCAAGATACTCAGTAGTGTTCTCAACCTTAAGTGCTGTAATCTTTTCAATTAATTTTTTAATTTCATTATCAATTGAAAAGACAACAAACTGACGCATCTCTTGAGTCATATCGTCTTCTTCTTCTCTAAGCATTATCCACCGTTCTCTGGTAAGTCTTCCATATACATAAACTCAGGGTTAAATGATAGCCAACAAGTCAGGTTTGCGTTGGCATCGGCACGCCCATATCTATTCTTTACTGGGGCAACTGCCATAGAGGTACCAACCACACCCAGGGTACAGATGAGGGCGGGTAGTTGTGCCACCTTGCCCTGAAGGGCAGAGCGGGGCTGGCAAGGGGTACCCATAACTGCCTCAGAAGTATGATGGAGAATAATAATTGCAGCATTAGTAGCACGGGCAAGGTACTTTAACTCTTTCATAATGGCACGCATTGAGGCAAACTCCTCGCCACCATCGGTTGCTATATCCATCAGGTTATCTACAAAGACAGCAACAGGAGGACAACCCCAGAGTTCTTCAAAGGCTTGGACTTCCTCATCAATGTCTTGCAATGTGGGACTGGATTCAAAAGACCAGACGATGTGATTTCCCTTAGCCAGGGTGGCTTTCGTCCAACCAATATCGCTTTCCATTAACTGTTCTACATCTGTTTGATTCTTACCTGAAATCATTGAGGCTAATCTCATAGCCATTGTGTGAGCATTAGTATCTGCTGAGATGTAAAGACTAGGCACCTTCATCTTGAGTGCCAACGCCAGGGCTAGAGTAGATTTACCAACACCTGGGGTTCCCGCCAACATAGAGACTTCTGCTCTACGAAATATAATCTTATTACTTTCAAAAGAACGAAAGACAGAGGGTAATGGTTCTCCACCTATGTCTGACCTGCCAACACTTCTTACTAACGTTCTCACTTTTGTCCTGTCTTAAGTTGGAAGAGGAGCAGTCATCTTCCCCTGAATAACTGCCCCTCCGCCAATTCCTACTATAGCATTGGCTCTTGTGTTAGCCGTTGGTTGGAGCGCATTGCTCCATTCCCTGTGGTTGTGGACATACCCACATTGCGTACTGCTTGCCATTCTTCTTTGATACTCCCGATAGGAACTTGCGGTTGCCGTGCACGCAGGTCGGTGATGATAGACCCGTAGCGGATGGAGCCGATGTCTGGGCGGGAGCGGAGGTAGCCCAAGGAGGCGTGTCTACTGTTGAAGTAGTGGTTGCCAAAGGGGCAACGGTGTATGCACCAGCAATCATCTTGCTAGTTGCTGCAATCTGTGTTGAGTAATCAGTGATGCCCTCTAGCAATACGCTGAGTTCATCTGCTGATTGTGCGCGGATATTAATCAAGTCACCATTCGGAGACTTAACTGATACCTGTAACTTCCAGTTTTCTTCTGACATTATTTATCCTTCTTCGTAAATTGGCAGTGTGCTGTGAGTCCACAGTAACTGCACGATTGTAGGTTCGGTAGAAATATACCAGCCTTTCGAGCCTTGTCAAAGCCATCGACAAAGTATTCCAGCGTGTCCTTTGTATATCTACTTAGGTCAATCATCTCTCCTGTCCCCGATTCACGAGACATCCAGTAGTTTCCTAGATTGACTTCAACACCTAACATCATCTCAACTCCTACCTTGTAGAAGCCAAGTTGTAAGTCAGATGCTGGTCGTCTTGCTGATGTCTTAAGGTCGACAATCACAAGTTGTCCGTTAACCTCAAAGATTCTATCAATGAACATCTTCACTGGTATACCAGCAATGTTCGGATTCAACTCTAACTCAATAGCCTTTGCACCCTGTGGGGTGGTCCAGATTTTCCAGTCAGGGTTGGACTTGCGCCATTGGATATATTGGTCAGTCCAAATGGAACCTTGTTCATACCACCACTCCCCATTTTCCTTGCCAGGGTTGGCTTTCGTGGCTCGTCCTGCTACTCGCGCCTTTGTAAAATCTAGTCCATCAATCTCTTTAATCCACGCATCGTGCCAGTATGTGTTAACCATTCT